TCATTTGTCGATTTCAATTTTGTCCCATTCCCGTCCACGGCTGTCCCTATACCGCGCCGCCATTGAATCTGATTTATGCCCGAGAAGACGTTGAGCAAACTTATCGCCAATCTGGTTCCGGTATAGCCTCGCTGACAGGCTACGCAGTTCATGGAATGTTGGCGGGTTTCCATCAAATGAGAGGCCAGATGCATTTCTCGCCTTTGTAAAATACTTTGATACTGTTTTCGGGGAAAGCGGATCGTGATGCTTTGATGCGATTATAGTTTCACTGCTGCTGGCCTCCCTGCATTTCTGTAGTGTATCAGCCAATGAGATATTGAGCGCGTCAATCGTTAGCGTTAGCGGAATGGCGAGTTTAGCCCCTGTTTTACTCTGTTTAATGTGAAGATGGTTGTCGTTTATGTCTGACCATTTCATTCTGCACAAATCGCCGACTCTCTGCCCTGTAACGACGGCCAAATCCATCGCCAGCCTTAGCCAGATAGGGAGAGGTTCGGCTGCATGGTAAATCTCGACATACTCATTAGCTGTCAGCCTTGAGCGCCTTACTTCTGACTTTGCTGTACGGGTTGCTGTTACCGGATTCGTTGCCACATGCCCCTCGGCTATTGCTTCACGAAAAACGTCAACAAGGGTTGACCTGATTAATTTTGCGGAAGCTGCTTTACCTTCTGCTACGTAGGTGTTTAGCATTGCTGCCACTTCTTTCGTTGATATGTCAGTGAGCGGTTTGTCCGGCAATTTTCTTCGGATTGCCCTGATTTTGCTGGCGTAGTCGAGTAGAGTTTTCGGCCTGATCCCCCTTTCGGTGAGGATTGTTTCATATCGGTCAAGCCACACATGAAGAGTGATTGCGTCACCGCCTTTAATTCTGTCTATCAGTGATTTGCGTCCGCTGTCTGAGAGTAACTCAATATTGGCCTGTATTGCTTCAGTGATTGCTATCCTCCTGTCTCGGCCTAATCCAAACTCTTTACCCGTCCTTGGGTCCCTGTAGCAGTAATATCCATTGTTTCTTATATAAAGGTTAGGGGGTAAATCCCGGCGCTCATGACTTCGCCTTCTTCCCATTTCTGATCCTCTTCAAAAGGCTACCTGTTACTGGTCGATTTAAGTCAACCTTTACCGCTGATTCGTGGAACAGATACTCTCTTCCATCCTTAACCGGAGGAGGGAATATCCTGCACTCGCGTACCCATCGACGAACTGTTTCAAGGCTTCTTGGGCGTCGCTGGCGTGCGTTCCACTCCTGAAGTGTCAAGTACATCGCAAAGTCTCCGCAATTACACGCAAGAAAAAACCGCCATCAGGCGGCTTGGTGTTCTTTCAGTTCTTCAATTCGAATATTGGTTACGTCTGCATGTGCTATCTGCGCCCATATCATCCAGTGGTCATAGCAGTCATTGATGTTCTCTGCTTCGATAACTCTGTTGAATGGTTCTCCATTCCATTCACCTGTGACTCGGAAGTGCATTTATCATCTCCATAAAACAAAACCCGCCGTAGCGAGTTCAGATAAAAGAAATCCTCGTCAGTGCGAGGATGCTGTTCATTGCTGCTATACACTTTTTTGCTCTCAACGTAAGCGGTAGCTCATTCTGTTGGGTTGGTGCAGTTGCTTTTAGGAAATGCTATTTACCCCTTAAACGTCGGCTGAAAGAGCTAAAATCCATGCAAAAAATTTACGCAATTTTGTGTATTATTGTGCAGTAAGTAATGAGCTATTTTCTGCGCAAAAAATGGATGGTAAATTTGTCCGGGGCAGGAAAAATTTTATGGACGCTAAACATGAAAAAAGATTCGTATCCTTATTTGATTTGCATGACAGTTTCAGGCCTGATCTTTATTTTCCTTTTCTTCTGGTGGCGGGCAGATATTTACAGGGTCACGTTTCTTAATCAGAGTATATCCCACTATTACATTCTGTTTAGCATGGGAATAGCTTTTCTGTTATCTCTGTTTTGGGTTAAGAAGGGGATAGTAAAACAAAGCGGCTGGAAGAGTCTGTCAGCATACCTTAAGGTTTATGCAGGGATGTGCATATTTGCTGGATTTTTTCTGATTATACCCCTTACAACACTAACTTATTTTTTGCCTGGAGAGACATCGTCTTATGTTGCACCGTATCGGTATACTTCCGGTAGTTCAAAAAGTTGTTCTGGAGCTGAGGTGGATGACCCCGATCTACATGAGAATATTCGCATTTGCTATCCGTATGGCAATTATGAGTACGATAATATTATCTATGTTGAAAAGAAAATTAATACATTAGGTGCGGTAGTAACATATGCACAGACCGCGCGTGATGATACTGAATGAGATAGTATATAGCGGGCAAGTTTTAGTTAATTTATCGAGGTAATATAATTTACCTCGACTCGTTTATTCTGGTATTAATATTTCGCTTTACGATCGATTTTTATCTGATGATATCATGCGGTTTTCATATACTGACTTACTGTCTTTTCTCCGTTAGCGATTTTCTCCTGCTCAGCGATGATTTTATCTTTGGCTTCTAGTTAATTTCGCTCACTTCGAACCTCTCTGTTTACTGATAAGTTCCAGATCCTCCTGGCAACTTGCACAAGTCCGACAACCCTGAACGGCCAGGCGTCTTCGCTCATCTATGGGATCGCCACACTCACAACAATGAGTGGCAGATATAGCCTGGTGGTTCAGGCGGCGCATTTTTATTGCTGTGTTGCGCTGTAATTCTTCAATTTCTGATGCTGAATCAATGATGTCTGCCATCTTCCATTAATCCCTGAATTGTTGGTTAATACGCTTGAGGGTGAATGCGAACAATAAAAAAGGAGCCTGTAGCTCCCTGATGATTTTGCTTTTCATGCTCACCGTTCCTTAAAGACGCCGTTTAACATGCCGATCGCCAGGCTTAAATGAGTCGGTGTGAATCCCATCAGCGTTACCGTTTCGCGGTGCTTCTTCAGTACGCTACGGCAAATGTCATCGACGTTTTTATCCGGAAACTGCTGTCTGGCTTTTTTGATTTCAGAATTAGCCTGACGGGCAATGCTGCGAAGGGCGTTTTCTTGCTGAGGTGTCACTGAACAAGCCCCATGTCGGCAAGCATAAGCACACAGAATATGAAGCCCGCTGCCAGAAAAATGCATTCAGTGGTTGTCATACCTGGTCTCTCTCATCTGCTTCTGCTTTCGCCACCATCATTTCCAGCTTTTGTGAAAGGGATGTGGCTAACGTATGAAATTCTTCGTCTGTTTCTACTGGTATTGGCACAAACCTGACTCCAATTTGAGCAAGGCTATGTGCCATCTCAATGCTCGTTCTTAACTCAACAGGAGATGCTTTGTGCATACAGCCCCTCGTTTATTATTTATCTCCTCAGCCAGCCGCTGGGCTTTCAGTGGATTTTGGATAACAGAAAGGTCGGGAAATACCCAGCCTCGCTTTGTAACGGAGTAGACGAAAGTGATCGCACCTACCCGGATATTATCGTGAGGATGCTTCATCGCCATTGCTCCCCAAATACAAAACCAATTTCAGCCAGTGCCTCGTCCATTTTTTCGATGAACTCCGGCACCATCTCGTCAAAACCCGCCATGTACTTTTCATCCCGCTCAACCACGACATAATGCAGTCCTTCACGCTTCATACGCGGGTCATAGTTGGCAAAGTACCAGGCATCTTTTCGCGTCACCCACATGCTGTACTGCACCTGGGCCATGTAAGCTGACTTTATGGCCTCGAAACCACCGAGCCGGAACTTCATGAAATCCCGGGAGGTAAACGGGCATTTCAGTTCAAGGCCGTTGCCGTCACTGCATAAACCATCTGGAGAGCAGGCGGTACGCATACTTTCGTCGCGATAGATGATCGGTGATTCAGTAACATTCACGCCGGAAGTGAACTCAAACAGGGCTCTGGCGTCGTTCTCGTACTGTTTTCCCCAGGCCAGCGCTTTAGCGTTAACTTCCGGAGCCACACCGGTGCAAACCTCAGCAAGCAGGGTGTGGAAGTAGGACATTTTCATGTCAGGCCACTTTTTTCCGGAGCGGGGTTTTGCTATTACGTTATGAACTTCTGAAGCTGTGATGACGCCGAGCCGTAATTTGTGCCACGCATCATCCCCCTGTTCGACAGCTCTCACGTCGATCCCGGTACGCTGCAGGATAATGTCCGGTGTCATGCTGCCACCTTCTGCTCAGTGGCTTTCTGTTTCAGGAATCCAAGAGCTTTCACTGCTTCGGCCTGTGTCAGTTCTGACGATGCGCGAATGTCGCGGCGAAATATCTGGGAACAGAGCGGCAATAAGTCGTCATCCCATGTTTTATCCAGGGCGATTAGCAGAGTGTTAATCTCCTGCATGGTTTCATCGTTAACCGGAGTGATGTCGCGTTCCGGCTGGCGTTCTGCAGTGTATGCAGTATTTTCGACAATGCGCTCGGCTTCATCCTTGTCATAGATACCAGCAAATCCGAAGGCCAGACGGGCACACTGAATCATAGCTTTATGCCGTAACATCCGTTTAGGATGCGACTGCCACGGCCCCGTGATTTCTCTGCCTTCGCGGGTTTTGAATGGTTCGCGGCGGCATTCATCCATCCATTCGGTAACGCAGATCGGATGATTACGGTCCTTGCGGTAAATCCGGCATGTACAGGATTCATTGTCCTGCTCAAAGTCCATGCCATCAAACTGCTGGTTTTCATTGATGATGCGGGACCAGCCATCAACGCCCACCACCGGAACGATGCCGTTCTGCTTATCAGGGAAGGCGTAAATTTCTTTCGTCCACGGATTAAGGCCGTACTGGTTGGCGACGATCAACAATGCGATGAACTGCGCATCGCTGGCATCGCCTTTAAATGCCGTCTGGCGAAGAGTGGTGATCAGTTCCTGTGGGTCGACAGAATCCATGCCGACACGTTCAGCCAGCTTCCCTGCCAGCGTTGCGAGTGCTGTACTCATCCGTTTTATACCTCTGAATCAATATCAACCTGATGGTGAGCAATGGTTTCAACCATGTACCGGATGTGTTCTGCCATGCGCTCCTGAAACTCAACATCGTCATCAAACGCACGGGTAATGGCTTTTTTGCTGGCCCCGTGGCGTTGCAAATGACCGATGCATAGCGATTCAAACAGGTGCTGGGGCAGGCCTTTTTCCATGTCGTCTGCCAGTTCTGCCTCTTTCTCTTCACGGGCTATCTGCTGGTAGTGACGCGCCCAGCTCTGAGCCTCAAGACGATCCTGAATGTAATAAGCGTTCATGGCCGAACTCCTGAAATAGCTGTGAAAATATCGCCCGCGAAATGCCGGGCTGATTAGGAAAACAGGAAAGGGGGTTAGTGAATGCTTTTGCTTGATCTCAGTTTCAGTATTAATATCCATTTTTTATAAGCGTCGACGGCCTCACGAAACATCTTTTCATCGCCAATAAAAGTGGCGATAGTGAATTTAGTCTGGATAGCCATAAGTGTTTGATCCATTTTTTGGGACTCCTGGCTGATTAAGTATGTCGATAAGGCGTTTCCATCCGTCACGTAATTTACGGGTGATTCGTTCAAGTAAAGATTCGGAAGGGCAGCCAGCAACAGGCCACCCTGCAATGGCATATTGCATGGTGTGCTCCTTATTTATACATAACGAAAAACGCCTCGAGTGAAGCGTTATTGGTATGCGGTAACGCAGCGCTCAGGCGGCTTTGATAGTCATATCATCTGAATCAAATATTCCTGATGTATCGATATCGGTAATTCTTATTCCTTCGCTACCATCCATTGGAGGCCATCCTTCCTGACCATTTCCATCATTCCAGTCGAACTCACACACAACACCATATGCATTTAAGTCGCTTGAAATTGCTATAAGCAGAGCATGTTGCGCCAGCATGATTAATACAGCATTTAATACAGAGCCGTGTTTATTGAGTCGGTATTCAGAGTCTGACCAGAAATTATTAATCTGGTGAAGTTTTTCCTCTGTCATTACGTCATGGTCGATTTCAATTTCTATTGATGCTTTCCAGTCGTAATCAATGATGTATTTTTTGATGTTTGACATCTATTCATATCCTCATAGATAAAAAATTGCCCTCACATCGGAGGGCAAAGAAGATTTCCAATAATCAGAACAAGTCGGCTCCTGTTTAATTATGAGCGACATTTCTCCGTGTATTCACTCGTTGGAATGAATGCACAGTGCAGTGTTTATTCTGTTGTTTATGCCAAAAATAAAGGCCGACTATGCGGCCTAAAATTACTTAACCAATGATGCTGCATATTCGATAAGGTAAAGCTTTGGGGCCAGCCAAATTTTTAACCAAGTCATATTGGTTACTACAGCAATAATAAAACTTACCCACAGAACAAAAACTGCAGCTAATGGTAAGATTAGAAAACTAATCTCACCGTTACTTTCCCAAATCATAGTCGGTTTGTATTTAGTCTTCCCCTTATCCCATGACCATCCTTCATCATCGAACTTACCAATTTCAACTTTTTGGCACTGTTTCTTCATAAACCAGAAAACCAGCGGGATTGTTAAAATGGCTATTAATGTTTTAATCAGACTGTCAACCATATTCCATAGCAGTAACTGATGAACAACATCAGGAATCTGTGCCTGGCTAAATGAGACAGCCGCGTCTATTCCATTACTGGCTTTTTGCAATAGTTCTATGAGAATCTTATTTGCCTGTTCTTCCATATATCACCTCAAATAAGTGGTTTGCTGCCTAATTTCATTTTCTGGCGAACAGTGCAGGTTACCTCGCTGTCAGTTGTTTTGATTTCCGGTAGCCTGCCGCGTAAAGAGCTACGTTCGGAAGACAAGTTGAACCTTCATATTTTCTGGTCAACGTTGTCAGAGTTATAACTTCTGCTCTCATTGCTGGTTTGCGCTTGCATTGCAAGACCACTCGTGAAGGGGTTGGCCTGTGTAGCTTGTCGGAGCTAATCGCCTCCTGACTTTGCAGGTTTGCGCGACGAGCTCTACGGCGAGAAGCTGCGGTGCCTTTAAATTCTGTTTTTCTGGACATAGATTCCTCCCGAATAAACTTTGGCGATGCAATCTCGAAGCTCCTCCTGAGACGGTTACTTCGGCATTGCATCCCACAGCTTATGTGGTTGGGTGATCTGGCTTTTCAGCCACGTAGTCGAGTGTTCGACGTTGTTTAAAGAGCCTGCCAGTCTGCTCCGTTTGGCTTACAGCGTCCTGCTGATGAGTTGACTTTATCGAAATGATAAACTGATGGCAATAGCAAAATGATAAATTGTTTGGGTTTTCAAATATCCTGTTGATTATTATGGTTTTTTATTTGATTGCGGGAATTTATCAGAAGGAATGAAGAGACTTGAGGGGGATCAGAATTTCGTGGTTTAGAAAGTTGTATCTATCAATTTTTCAATAAATACAATTGGTTAAGGTGTTATTAGGTGTGGGGATCGTGAGGCAAAGAAAACCCGGCGCTGAGGCCGGGTTCTGTCATCTAACTTAAGTATCAAGCCGCTTTTTGTGAATGATTGATGTGAGCTTCAAAGTCGCGGCGTAGATTTTGAACGCGCTCTACACATCCGCGCATTTCAGCCAAAAGCTTACTAACGGCAGTATAGTCAAACGCTTTAGTCATTTTTTTTCCCCTCGTTTAAATGTAAGGCTCAACATCAAGGGCTGCTATTGCTGCGCACAATGCGTCAGGATCGTCAGCATCGATGGCTTGAGCCAGGTCATTAGCCAGTATAAGTAACTTATCGATGACAGCGATTTCGCTGGTCTTATCTACACGAAAGTATGGGAGCAGAGCATTACATACGTCTCTGAATGTCCGTAATTCTGCGACAACGTTCGAAAAGGTAGGATCTTTCTTACGAAGATCCACCAATGGCGCTACTTTAGCTGTTTTCAGCATTGCACTAATCTCGCCAATCATTGTTCCATGCAGACGATTAAATTCATCAACAGCTCGGTCATGCAAGCTCTTGTTGATTGGCAATACGTTTTGGGTCACTAACTATACTCCTTATATAGGTGTTCGCCAACAGATTTTCAATATGACTTGGGCGATTTCTGAACAATAAGCACGATTTAGCAATGATTAATTGATGTTAAGCACAAATATCTCTACATCGTGCATTTTTAACTATTTATACACATAAAATCTAATAAATGGATATAAACCTTATGATGATTTTTCTCAATCGAATTGAATAATGATCTCTATCACATCACCCAAACGTCTCTTCAGGCCACTGGTTACCAGCTATGTGACGATGAAGTCACGAACTTTTCAGCCACTCCCTTGCCTCGATGTCATCCAGATGGCGAGATTGCTTCAGAATACCAGCCACATACTCCACCTTTGCTACTTGATGATAAGGCAACGTTATTGGCCTGTGGTCCTGGTTGATGCTTGTAAATTGGTATTCTCCATCTCTGTCATAGCCAAGAACTTTGATCATGTTGTGTCCTTCAACAGTTCTGACAAACACCTCATCCCCCGGGAATACTTTGGTGTTAGGCTCAATGAGTACATATTCTCCTGATTTTATTCTGGGCCACATGCTGTCTCCTTTCACACGAAGACCAAAGGCATCTGGATCATCGCTATAAATATTGAGCCACCCATCGCGCTCTTCGGTCATCTCGATGGCACCATCAACACCAAGAATTGCCTCACCAACCACGCGCACTAACCCTTTTCTTACCTGACCGACAAAAGTTAAAGAATCTGAGCATGATGCAATTGGTGTTACATCATGTACCAAATCAAGCCACCCATTAGGTAACCCAAGTGCGGCTTCGAATTTTCTTGCTAGTTTATCCCCTATGTTTCGAGTGCTTTTTTCACCGGAGACTTGCGTGAGTTGAGAAGGGCTAACTCCAAGCTTATCGGCAAAGCTTGCATTAGTGTTACCCGCGATTTTTTTATGCTCATCTAGCAAAAACGCCAGATTCGATTTGCGAATATCTTTGTTTTCCATCCCACGATTCTCCCTCTATTTAGCAAATGGATAAATATGCATTTTGATAAATCTTCATTGCGTTTTATTTATCAAAATGGTAAAGTCGCTCTGTGTGATAAACGGAGGCACTAATGAGTAATGAACTACTACGCTGGCGAAAAGAGGCTTCTAGTGAGGAATGGAAGCGACTCGCCGCATTAGCGAATACTTCAGTTGGCTATCTTGATCAGATTACATATGGGTTTCGAAGAGCTTCCCCAGATAAAGCGAATGCAATCGAAGAAGCCACTCGTAATTTCACGGGTTATAAACCTGTGAAAAAGGAAAATCTGGTGTTCGTATCGCGTAGAGCATCAGCAGCATAAGTAACCCCGCTCTTTGTAACAACGGACATTCGTCCTACGTCGCTGAAAAGCGAGTTCCAAGATATCTGACCAACTAAGGCCATATGCGTTTCCACGCATACCTTTCAACTAGCTATTCACTATTGGAAATCTTAAGAAATGGAACAAACAAGTTACAGCAAACTATCACAGCGTGATGTTGATCGCGCAGAAACAGATTTACTTATCAACCTGTCAACGCTTACCCAGCGCGGTCTGGCAAAGATGATTGGCTGTCATGAATCGAAGATAAGCAGAACGGACTGGAGATTTATTGCTTCGGTCTTGTGTGCTTTCGGAATGGCATCAGACATCAGTCCGATTAGCAGGGCTTTTAAGTATGCGCTTGATGAAATCACAAAGAAAAAATCCCCGGTGGCCGCCGGGGACTCTAAGCAAATTGATATGCAATTCTGAGGGAATTACTGGATCAATCCACAGGAGTCATTATGACAAATACAGCAAAAATACTCAACTTCGGCAGAGGTAACTTTGCCGAACAGGAGCGTAATGTGGCAGATCTCGATGATGGTTACGCCAGACTATCAAATATGCTGATTGAGGCTTATTCAGGCGCAGATCTGACCAAGCGACAGTTTAAAGTGCTGCTTGCCATTCTGCGTAAAACCTATGGGTGGAATAAACCAATGGACAGAATCACCGATTCTCAACTTAGCGAGATTACAAAGTTACCTGTCAAACGGTGCAATGAAGCCAAGTTAGAACTCGTCAGAATGAATATTATCAAGCAGCAAGGCGGCATGTTTGGACCAAATAAAAACATCTCAGAATGGTGCATCCCTCAAAACGAGGGAGGTTCCCCTAAAATGAGGGACATCCCTCAAAACGAGGGAGGTTCCCCTAAAATGAGGGACATCCCTCAAAACGAGGGAAAATCCCCTAAAACGAGGGATAAAACATCCCTCAAATTAGGGGATTGCTATCCCTCAAAACAGGGGGACACAAAAGACACTATTACAAAAGAAAAAAGAAAAGTGAACCGCCCCGGGAATCCTGGAGACTAA